TGGGAATATACATTATTTTTCCGCATCAAGTCACTGAGGTAGGGCAAAACAGCGTTTTTAAGTGCCCCACGCTCGATTCCCACCGAAATTGGCCTGTAATCCCGCATCTTCATCAGGATTTTGGCAGCAGTTTCCCGAATGTCCCACCGACCATGGTCAATCTCTTTGACAAACCACTTGCCATCATCAGTGACTTTGACCACTGCAATGGCACTCTCATCTAGTCTTTTTTTCGCGTTAGCAGCTTGTTTAGCCACTTCTTCAAATCCCGCCAAGTCGATTGCAATGAAGTAACTACCATACTCAGGTTCCACACCATATTTAATCCAATCTTCTTTAAAAACATCGCTTCCTGCGTTGTCAAAGGATGCCAAGTATTCTTGCTTGAAAGCAACGGAACTTAGCGTCTTCTTGGCAGACTCAATCTCAGTTGGGTCTATCAATGGGTTATCTTGGGTTGTGAAGTGCCAGGACTTCCAATCAGGATCAGTCTCCTCTTGGCCCATCTTGAACAGATCATAGAACCAGTTGCGCCCCTTGGGTGTGCCGATAAATATGGCTCTGCCCTTTTTGTCTGACAAAGAAGCACGAATCACCTGTTCCCAGGCTTCAGGCTTAATGTCCGCAACCTCGTCTAGTACCGCATAGGTAAGGGATACACCCCGCAGGGTATCTGGTCTATCAGCACCACGAACATAAATCTTTGCACCATTTATCATAGTGATGTCCATATTGTTGATGTGACTGTTTTGGATAACATCCCGTCCAATCTCTAACAACACATCCCAAATGATCTGCCTTGCCTGACCATTGGTAGGCGCAACATATAGAACCGCACTTCCTGCTGGGCAACGCAATGCTTCAATAATTAGCGTAGTAGCCGCTAACCTAGACTTACCACAACGCCGACCAGCAGCCACAACCTTAAACCTTGTTTTATCACTAAAAACAATTTGTTGCCAAGGAAGGAGTGAAAAGTTTAGGTCACTCATATTGTGCATCCTTCATGGTATTTTCTTTTTGCCTGAAGATATGCCTCATGCGCCTCATTCTCGCCTGAAAACATCCCTAAGTAAATTTCTTTTTTGTCAACAACAATTCTTGATCTAAACGGCTTATCTTTGTTTTTACCTTGATTGGCAAAACTTACGCCTAGCTTGCTTGATGATGTTCTATTTTTTTTGGCCTTGGTTTGATTTTGCAAGTTTATTGTTTGCCGAACATCTCTTAAATTCTCAATCCTATTGTCGTTTTTTACGCCATTGATATGGTCTATGTAGTGCTTCGGCATTTCACCATAAACATACAACCAAGCCAAACGATGAGCAAGAAAAATCTTTCCTGCAATCATCACTTGAACATATCCATCTGGTCTAGCAACTCCAGTAACCGATCCAGCAAGATACTTGCGCTTTGGATGATTTTTTATGCGTGTAAATATTCCAGTTTGTTTATCGTATGAAATGTTGCTTTTAAGTTCTTCAACAGTCAAGATGCGATTCATTTTTATTCCTGGTTACTATTCTTTATAGTATACCCAACATCTTCTGCTTCGTCAATTATTTTTGATTGTTCAATCTCAACACCGCCGATTCCAGTGATTGTTATGTTCACGGCATTCCTTTGCTTGCCTTCTTTCTCAAACAGACTGACGGGAAGCATTCGATCCATACAGAGTTTGAGCATAGCCGCTTGTGCTGGGTGTTTGTTATTCATGGCAATCTCAATTGCTTTGTGAACGACATTGGAACCTGCACTGTTTATCAGGAGGTCTTTAAGTTCTTTGATGCGCTGAACTTCAGTCTTTGGCAGGAGAGCCGCAGGTCTTTCAGCATAGGTAGACATAGTGAACTTCTTGTTCACAGCACCCTTGGGGCGACCCTTTTTCTTTAGGTTGTTTGGCAGTGCATCAATCACATTCATACTTTACCCAGTTATGGAAGTAGTATAGGTTGTTGGTGGGCGGTTTCACCACAGTTCTAGCCGCCAGCTTCGCCATGTCGTTCAGTGGGAACACATGATCTACTCTGTTTCAATGCTTCACACCAACACGGCTGGAGACTGTCGCGTACCCTGAGAATCCTCAGAGTCAATCTCCATGCGTCTTGGCAACAACAATGTAACTCACTTTCTTTTGTTTGACAAGTGGGGTAAACCCTGATATAGTTCAACCACTCCACGGGGATCAGAACCCATCCCTCTATGCGGTTGAGCCGACCAAGTAGGATAAACAGGCGAATCATGTGGTCATCAAGTAGTCTCCTCTACCTCGGGATGAGCTAGAGCCTAGATGAACGGGGCATGTAGCGTGAACGGATTTGTGATGACAAGCAAATATACCCGTAGCCAAGATAAACGAGAGGCTCCCTTCCAAGGAAGGATTCCCGAAAAAACACGGGTTCAATAACTATTGTCTGTTACTTTCTACTACCTGTCTGTAGCACCCAATCCCTTCCTTTCTAAAGCCAGCCCTTGCTTGTTGGCAAAAGTCTAAATTGGCTTTTCTTGTGGATGGGGGGCACCACAAAATCTCTCACACCACACACACCCCCTCCCCCCCATGTTTGTAAGCACACACTAACTAAATGCTAAGTAAGTGCTGGCTAACTTAGATGTTAGTGAGTACATGCTAACTTATAAGTGAGTGATGACTAACTATGCAAGATTTGCATAATGATAGTGAGTGCTAACTAAGCACCATTATCGCCATACCATCAGGGTTAACCCTAACCGATATCATTTCACCATGTGGAATATTTTAGATTTACATTCCACATCGTGAGATATTAGATAGGGGTTAGTACTATTAGGGTTTTCATGTTGCTGATTTTCTTGTTTAAAATCAACGATGTATAAAAACTGGCATGATTCTATTATGCTTATATAGTGAGAGCATCGAAAAACTCTCATTCATTAACATTCTTATAGGTGTCAACATCATGATTATCAAAGCACGATTCACTCAAGACATTTCAACCCTGAACAAGTGGCTGGCAGCGTATCAGGCCACTAATGGCGCGGTTCAATTCTTTACTAGTGCTGTATTCACCAATAACAGCGAGATCATTGGAAAAGACCATGAAATAATGTTTTTCATTGGGTATGTGGCTGGCATCGGTGAATCGGGTCTTGAGTCCGTTTCCAAGGTTTAAATTCAACCGGGGCTGCGGCCCCTTCAATCATTCTTCAATAGGCGTCAACACTATGCAAACCATACCGATCCATTTCACCCGGTCTCAGGCTGGCACGATAGCTGGCAGCGTAACGCAAACGACTAAAATGCCGTGCAAGAGCTATTCTCTGCCTACTGTGGCATGCATTACCGGTTTCAAAATGGCCAAGATACCCGGTTCTATTTGCTCAACATGCTATGCAAATAAGGGCAACTACATGATGTATGCCAACAATATCGAACCCGCACAGCATGCACGTTTAGACTCACTCAATGATGCATTGTGGGTCGATGCTATGGTCTCCCACATTGGAAACGATAGCTATTTTCGTTGGCATGATAGTGGAGACCTTCAAGGTCTCTGGCATCTTGAAAAGATAGCTACAGTCGCAAAGCTAACCCCTAAGTGCATGCATTGGCTCCCGACCCGTGAGTATTCTATGGTCAAACAATACATTTCTAAACATGGGGCACTGCCAGAAAATTTGATTGTGCGATTGTCTGCTATGTATGTTGACAAACAAGTAATTATTCCTGCAAGCTTGCAAAATCAGGCAAACGTCACGGTCTCCAATGTACATACTGTGACACCCATGGGCTTAGAGTGCCAAGCCCCAAAAAACAAGGGTCAATGTGGGCCATGTCGGGCATGTTGGGGTACTGAACCAGTGAGTTACCAAGCACATTAATGCATAGCCTGTAGACCCTTGAAAAGGGGTTTATGGGGTTTGCATTGTTGCAAGCTTAAACCTTGGAGAATTTAATATGCGTCAATCCAATGTGAGAATTATTCACAATAAATTATTGGGGGGCTGGTTTATTGTGCGTGGGCCACATCAAACCCCTATCGGTGGCCGTTTTGATACAAAAGAAGATGCACAGCAACACCGGGACAACGTGCGAGCATATTATCAAGGGGCCGCATCATGCAAAAAATAATGGCTGCAAAATACCCGGGGCGCTGTAGTGTGTCGGGTTCGCCCATATATCCGGGTGACACAATTAAATTCGATACATCAACCCGCAAAGCATGGCTGTGTGAGCATGACGATATGGGGGTGTACTTTGCACAGCGTACAGCAACAAAACCCGGTTATATCTCCCATGTGTTTAATGTAGCGGGTAAAGACTATTATCAAAACAAGGGGGGCCGATGCATTGACGCGCCATGCTGCGGGTGTTGCAATATCTAATTAGCGCATAAACTGAAGCACATCTTAGCGGGTGTGTTTTGGCCTATACGCTGTGTTTAGGGTGTTTCCCGTCACTTTACGGGTTCAATAGGTGTGATTATGGAAACCATCGATAAAATTGTGTGTTGGGTGTGTTGCGGGTGTTTTGTTGCCCTTTGGTTAATCATTGGATTGACGGGTTAAACCATGATATATGCAACCCTTGCACTAATCTTAAGAATATTAACCCGTAAAAAATAAGAGGCCCACAATGACAAGAGAATCATTACTTGAAATGTATTTCGATTATGTCAATAATTATTTAACCATCGAAAAATTCGCAGAGCATCGGGGTTTATATGTTAATGAAGCATTGATTTTGATTGACCTTGCAAAGCGATGCCTAGAATCACCACACCCTGACTCATAAAGTCAGCAACCACTAACTAAGACCCGCCAAGTGCGGGTTTTTTCTTGCCTGTTTTAAGCCCTTGCAAGCCCTTTGACCCTTGCCCTATGTACCCTCAGAAAAACAAGCTCTTCTAGGCCCCTTTTAAGCCCTTCTAGCGGCATTTTTTTGGTCAATCACCATTTTGGTTTGGCAATGTAGTGACCAAGCCCACATAACGCAAGTCCATCTCAGGGTCAAGCCCACAGTTGAAGAAGTGCGCTGCCCAATCAATCGCTACCCTTGCGCCCTGGTTTAGGTTTCCATTCCCAAGCACTTCAAGAATTGCCCTTTGCTCTGCGCTTAAATCTACTGTTGTGTTTCTTGCACCTAATTTAATCGGTCTTGCCATTAATTTGGTCTTTCCAATAAAGTGCAATCAGTAATGCCTCGGCCCTGTTTCCGTCTTTCTTTCTGGTCAACTTGGCTTCAGGCCAAAATGATCGGGCTAAATCTAGGCTTTCGTTTTTATCGCTTGTCAGGTGGAAATACTTTTTCCATTTCTGTGGCGTTACCAAGTGGAAAGGGTAACGGGTTAATTCAGCAACCGCTGATATAACACCGACTGCGCGCCCGAATTGGAAGCTACTTGCAACGCCCTGGTTTGGCATACTATGGACGGCTTCCATGCATATCTCTGCCCCTTCCCTTGGATCAATGCACCTTAAAACCATGTTTTTGAATACGAGTGGCAATATATTTTTATCTTTATGTTCGATCATAAAAGAATCTAAATAATCGCCATTTGAATCCAATGCACCAACTGCGCCGCTAATGCTGCCTGGGTCAAGCCCGATCCAGATGGTCATATTGGGCTTTCATGTGGTTCGTCAAATCTGTTGTTATTCCAAGCCATAAGTGAGTCGGGCATGACTCCAGTTCCTTGGCTCTGTGCCATGCCTGTGCTTTCCACCCAGGTTGCTTGGCAAGGTGAACAAGCCATTCCAAGGTCTCCTGATACAACCAAGGCTCTGTTGACAAGATACTGCGAGACTGCAAAACCTTGCTTTCGTTGTTCAAGTATTTCATGGGCTTGGGT